CAAACCCACTACAACTTATTGCTCGTATGGCACGTAAGTTGGATCAACAAAATGTTGACTCACAAGGTAGATGGCTTGTTGTAGACCCAGTATTCATGGAAATTCTAAGAGATGAAGATTCACGTCTTCAAAACGCAGATTTCGGTGAGTCAGGTGGAATACGAAACGGTCTTGTAGTTAATAACCTACACGGTTTTCAGGTACATGTATCTAACAACCTACCTACTATTGGTTCTGGTCCTGCAACTGAAGCTGCTTCAAATGCGACTAACTACGGTGTTATCGTAGGCGGTCACAGTTCAGCAGTCGCAACTGCAGAGCAGATCAATAAAACAGAAACATATCGTGATCAAGACAGCTTTGCTGACATTGTTCGTGGTATGCATCTATATGGTCGCAAAATCTTACGCCCTGAAGCGTTGGTTAATGCGATATACAACTTGCGATAAGGAGAATAGAAAATGGCTACTATTACTGCAACTCTAGCTCCTGCACACGGAAGTTCTTCACGTGGTCGTCAACCTTACATGGTTGAGCAAACCATTGATTTAACTGCAAACAGCATTGCCCCAGGTGATGTAGTACAAGCAATTACTGTTCCTGCTAACACTAAAATTATGGCAGCAGGTCTTCAAGTAACAGCTTCTGCTACTATGAACTCTGGTACAGACGCTACCGCAATTTTAGGTACGGCTGTAGATGACAATGAGTACGTGGCTGCATTTGATATTGATGGTGCTTCTGATGGAGCTTATGCCCCTTCAGCTACTGTAGCAGGTGATATTGTTATCACTTCTGCAGATACACTTGACGTAACCCTTGCAGGTTCAGGCGGCTCATTTACAGCAGGTACACTACGTGTATATGCCGTAATGATGGACGTCAGTGCATTAGGTGAAATGTCTGCTGATGAAGTAGATCGTGACACACTCGCATAAATAAACTAAACTGGGGGGCAGGGCAACTTGCCCCTCTCAGCTTATCTGAAGGTTATTTAAATGGCAACTACTTACATTACACTTGTAAACGATACACTAAGAAGATTAAATGAAGTTACTCTGGATACTGCAGGTAGTGGATTTGATACTGTGCGTAACGTACAGGGTTTAGTTAAAGATGCTGTTAACAATAGCATAAGATTAATAATACAAGATGGACAAGAGTATCCTTTTTTAAAAACAACTAATACTCAAACATTAACAGCAGCCCAACGAACCTATGACTTTCCTACAGACATGGGTACTGTTGATTGGGATTCGTTCTTTTTGAAAAAGACTAGTGGACTAGACAACACACCAAGACCACTTAGAACAATAACATATAACGACTATTTACAAAACTATCGTACACAAGATGACGAAGGTGATCAAACAAATGGTGTTAGTAAACCTTTGTATGTATATCAAACACTAGAAGAAAAGTTTGGTGTTACACCTCTTACTGATGCAGCATATGAAGTAGAGTATGTTTACTTTACTTTTCCTGCAGACTTAACTGCACACACAGATACAACCATTATACCTGACAGGTTTAAACATGTTATTATTGATGGTGCTATTATGTTTGTTATGCGCTTTCGTAGTAATGAACAAAGTGCAGCAATGCATCAAAGTAATTTTGAAGAAGGCATAAAGTCTATGCGTAGAATATTGCTAGACGATAATTTATATGTACGATCAACGGCAATCAATCGTCCATATACTAGTACCTTTAATAGTGTGATCTAATGGCAGACAATTTAGCTTCCTTTAAAGTCTTCTGTCAAGGAGGGCTAAATACTAGCAGGGATGTGTTATCTCAAGGTGAGACACAACCTGGATCAGCTATATCTTTAATTAATTATGAACCTGCTGTTACTGGTGGCTATAGAAAGATAAATGGATTTGCTAATAACTACGGCACAGTTACAGGTACAGGAAGTGTACTAGGTGTTTGTGTAGCTGACGGTATTAATGATGGCATACTAGCTTGCAGAAAGCCATCGTCAGGTAATAATTATTTACATAAATGGAATAACTCTAGTTCATCTTGGGATGCTGTAACAACTTCAGGTTCACCTACAATGGTAGGAGTAACTAAAGTTAGGTTTTCTAGATTTAACTTTGGTACACCAAAAGTAGTTTTAACAGATGGCATAAATCCTGCAGCTACTTATGATGGCACAACGTACACACAAATTACACATAGTAGTGCTCCTACCGATCCTAAGTTTTCTGCTATATTTCAAAACCATTTATTTTTAGCAGGTGATCCTGCACATCCAACTAAACTATTTTTTAGTGCGCCACTAGAAGAAACAAATTTTGCTGCTAATGATGGTGCAGGTGTAATAAATGTAGGCTTTCCTATAGTTGCCATTAAATCATTTAGGAACGAACTATTTGTATTTGGTTCTACTAATATTAAAAAACTAGGTGGTACTGCACTAGCTAACTTTACACTACAGACTGTTACAGAAGACCTTGGATGTTTAGCTACAGATAGTGTTATAGAAATTGGTGGTGATTTATTATTTTTATCACAAGATGGTCTACGTCCTATTTCAGGTACAGCAAAGATTGGTGACGTTAATTTAGAAACAGTATCTAAAAACATTCAGTCTATTTTTACAGACATTGTATTTGATATTGACTTAGAGGGTTTAAACGCAGTAGTTATACGACAGAAAACACAGTTTCGTTATTTCTTTGCTACTGCAGATACACAAGGTATTATTGGTGGGTTTAGACAAACACCTAACGGATTACAGTTTGAGTACAGTCAGATGCTAGGTATTACAGCTACATGTGCAGCTAGTGGGTATATAGGACAAAATGAAATTGTAATACATGGAACGTCAGACGGTAAAGTACAACAACAGGAAAGCGGTAATAGTTTTGGGGGAGATGCAATCTTTAGTATTTTTCAAACTCCTTTTTACTATTTACAAGACCCTGAACAACGTAAAATATTTTATAGTGTGTCTACCTATTTACGTTCTGAAGGAGACAACTCAATAGTAATGTCGGCTGTATATGACTATGAAGCGTTTGAAACATTAAATCCAACTAACTTTAATTTAGATAATACAGGTGCAGCAGCATACTATAACGAGGCAGTATATAACAGTACTGCAATATATGATGGTAATCCATCACCAGTACAACGAACCAACATTGAAGGATCAGGTAAATCCGCATCTTTAAAATTCGTAACTAATGATACAAATGCATCACACAGTATTCAGGGTATAGTGATTACATTTGGAGTAGGAGACAGGTTATAACATGGCAGGTTATTCAAGACAATCAGCAGCCGATATTATCGCTAATGCGGTTATTAAAGCTGCACCAGTAAACGCAGAGTACAATGCTCTACGAGATGCATTTGCTTTTTCAGGTGGACATAAACATGATGGTAGCTCTACAGAGGGAGCACATATACCTCTTATAGCCGACACTGACGCATTAAACAAAGTTGTAATAGATACAAGTAATAACCGTATAGGTTTCTTTAGTGAAGTAAGTGGCTCTGCAGTAGAGCAAGTACGTATACAAGATGGTGCTATTGTTCCTGTAACTGATGATGATATTGACATTGGTACATCCTCACTTAAATTTAAAGACCTGTATGTAGATGGTGTAGGTAATATTGACTCTGTAGTTGTAACAGGCTCTGCTACATTTTCTAACATAGACATTAATGGTGGCGCAATAGACGGTGCAACTATTGGTGCAGCTTCTGCAGGTGCAGGTACATTTACCGATCTTACTGCCACAGGAACTACAACGGTAACTACAGCAGATATTAACGGTGGTAATATAGATGGTACTACCATAGGTTCTAGTAGTGCAGGTGCAGGTACGTTTACTAACTTAACAGCCTCTGGCACAACTACAGTTACAACTGCAGACATAAATGGTGGTAATATTGATGGTACAACTATTGGTGCTTCTAGTGCTGCAGCAGGTAGCTTTACAACTATATCGACATCTGGACAAGCTACACTGGCAAGCGTTGATGTTAACGGTGGTAATATTGACGGCACTGTTATCGGTTCGTCAAGTGCTGCTGCTATAACAGGTACAACTATTACAGCAAGCTCTGGCTTTGTTGGTAACTTACAAGGTAATATTACAGGTAATATAACTGGTAACATTACTGGTGATATTAGTGGTGACGTGACTGGTAACGTAACTGCAGGTTCAGGTACATCTACATTTAATAATGTGACAGTCAATGGAACACTAGACGTTACAGGTACAACAATTGCCAACGTTACTGATCCTAGTTCTGCACAAGATGCTGCGACAAAAAATTATGTTGACACACAGGTAGCAAATGTGGTAGACTCTGCACCAAGTGCGTTGAACACATTAAATGAACTTGCTGCAGCATTAAATGACGATGCAAGTTTTAGTACAACAGTTACAAATAGTATAGCAACTAAGCTGCCACTTGCAGGTGGCACGATGTCTGGTGCTATTGCTATGGGTACAAACAAGATTACAGGTCTAGGTGATCCTACAGCTAACCA